GAATTTGATTGCCCAAAAGGACATAAATAGGGCTGATAATGCCCATAAAATTAAGGATGGTTTTGTTTTCATAGTTTAAAAGTTTTCGGGATCTAATTCTTCGTTAAGTAATTGTTCTAATTTTGGGCTTAAATAAACTGGTGTGTTACCATTAGTAATATCCGTTAATACCCAACCACCTGTGATGTTGTTTTCGCGGTCATCATTTTCGTAATCAAAGTGCAATGTTAATGTTAGTGTTGTTGTCATGTTATTAGTTTTAAATTTTGGCAAATATAAAATAAAAATAATTAGCAAACAATTTTATTTTTAAAAATATTATTAGTAGGTTTGCGGTCTAAATAATTAATACTAACTAAAAACAACAAACAAAATGAACGAAATTAAAGAGAGTGAATATTTAAATGCAATTATGATTGTAAAAAAATACACAGAACAAATTAATCAAAAAACATTTAAGGTTTTACAAAAAACTGCAAGCACAATGACAATAAGAGAACTTAATACACTTGAATATTGCGAATTAAATAAAAATATGAGTGTCCGCCTTTGTCATATTCTTGGATATAACTTTCCTAATAAAAAACTTTGCGATATAACAAAAAGAGAATTTTTATCTATTCGTCATGTTGGTAAAAAACTTTGGAGTGAATTATGCGAAATAAACGGAATTGAAGATTAACTAATTTAACAACTAACAAAATGAAACAACTTATCCAACGCTTACTATTCGGTTACCGAAACAACCCCGATGCGTACACTCCCAAAGGAGGCGCGAAATTAACTTACAAAGGTGGCAATGCAGAGGCCATACATTCAGCACTTGTATTAATGCAATATAACATACGCAATGCCGAAAAAATCAATTAAACCACGCAACAGAAAGATAAGCCGCTATATTAGTGATGCTTACGTTAACATCATTAGACCCGATGTAATAGACCCACAACACTGGGATATGTGGCTAAAACACAATTCAGGACTTACGCAAGTTGAAATTGCAATGTTATTCCACGTAAAGAAGTTTGAGGTGGTCCAAATACTTGCAACGGTTGTGGAGCTTCTAAAATACAAACCAAAAATTATCGAAAAGGAATGGACTCAAGAGTTTCGTGTATGGATAGATGGGCAGTTGTTTAGAGATAAAATAAGGGCCAAACTACATGCCGCTTATAAGGTGGCTAAAAAAACGAATAGTAATCAGTTATTAATAATGTCAGAAGTATGATAAACTTTCACAACTGCGACAATATGCAGTTTATGGCTGATGTGCCTGACAAGTATTATGAACTTGCCATTTGCGACCCTCCGTATGGGATAGATGCGGCTAAAGGAACATGGGGAAGTACAAACAAAGGCAAGGTTACTAATTACGGAAAAAAGAAATGGGATAAGAAACCACCAAGTAAAGAATATTTTATTGAGCTGCAGCGAATATCTAAAAATCAAATTGTTTGGGGCGCTAATCATTTTATAAGTAAAATACCATTTGATTCAAGTTGTTGGATTGTTTGGGATAAACTAAACACTGGCGATTTTGCTGATTGTGAACTTGCTTATACTTCATTCAATACTGCAGTTAGAAAGTTTGAGTTTAGGTGGAACGGAATGTTACAGCAAGACATGAAAAACAAAGAGCAACGCATCCACCCCACCCAAAAACCAGTTGCCCTTTACGAATGGCTATTATCAAAATACGCAAAGCCAAACGATAAGATAATTGACACTCATGGTGGCTCTGGAAGCATAGCCATAGCAGTTGACAAAGCCAACACATTAGACAAAACAAACTATTCACTTGACATTATTGAACTCGATAAGGATTACTTCGATGCCTCACTTAACCGATTTAAACAATACAAATCACAAACAACACTATTTTAATATGAACATAACCGCAGAACAACCCCGAATCAAACCAAGCAAGGAACAACTTAAACAAGAATACAAACAGATGTTAGCACTTGTTGAACACAACGGATCAAGGCCCGCGAAATGCAATCCGATAACCGAAGCCGCTAAACAATTTGGATACACTCGGCCAGGTATTGCGCGGTTAATGAATGGTAAAGTTGACCGTTGGAAGCCACAACATTTTGCTATTTATGATTTTCTTAAAGCATATTTAACATAAATTAACACTTTAGTTGAAAATATTATTTTGAGGTAATGAAATAAACACGATATTCGTGCCATCAAATAACAACAACAACTAAAAACAAAACAACATGACAACAGAAATTTTAAAAACATTAAACTTACCACAAAGTTATTTAACACAAGCTGAGGCTTTTGAATTTGGTACTGGAGATAATTTTTTTCCTTTACCTGATGGAACTATGATTTGTATATCTGAAAATCACGAATTATTTATGCAATTAGTAAATGCAGGTTTTAAGACATTACTGGAACTTCATAGGGAAAAATATAATATCTAACAATCAAAGGGGGCTAAACACCCCCAATTACAAACCCAATAAAAACAAAATAACATGAACTCAATCAACATCATCACAAAAGTATCAACGCTAACAACTTGGCAAATCGAAAATTCTAAAGAGCGTATTGAATACGAATCAGACAATGAAACGTTTTACGTGTGGAATAAAGACAACGAAATAACTGCTTCTATTGACCGTAAAGATGCGTTCTGGACTATGCAACTATGTGACCTTGCAGTAAGCAACGACAAGCACGAAATCACCTTGCAATTCAACGATTACATCCCGCACACCTCATTTTTATCAATGGTATTAACAGATTTCTTACACAAAAACAAATAAATAACAATGGAAGCAATATATTTTGACAATGGCTCAAGTGCATTTAAGGTTACAGAAAATAACTGCATAGTAGTTACCTATTGTGAATACAACGATAAAAATATTGGTGTGCAGCCAAGAAATAGCTTTACTTATTTACTAAAATATGGACAAAATCGCATAACGCAAGCAGAATTTGAAAATAAAGCTATGCAAGTTTTAAATGAATTACAATTATTAACAATTAATACAATAACAAAATGACAATCAAAGGCACAATTAAGCGCATAGGCGCAACGACAACAGTTAGTGATGGTAAGTTTTCCAAGCGAGAACTAATCCTCACAACAAATGACCAGTACCCACAGATAGTATCAGTTGAACTGCAACAGAAAGCCTGCTCACTTGCAGATGACTTAAAAGTTGGTCAAGACATTGAGGCACACATTAACATTAGAGGTCGTGAGTGGACATCGCCACAAGGTGAGGTTAAGGTTTTCAACACAATTGCGTGTTGGAAGATAGACTCAAACCCATTTACCGAAGCAGCACCTGAATCAATATCAAACGATGACCTATTTTAAACATTAATACATAACTAACATGAACACACAAAAAACACATTTCAAAAAATTACGAAACCCCAACTACATCGGTGGCTGGGATTTAACCGATGCCGATAAGACAGTTACAATAACCAAAGTGGATAAAGAGAAAGTACACGATGGCAAAGGTGGCGAATCCGAATGCTGCATAGTGCATTTTGCTGAATGCAAACCGATGGTGGCTAATGCTACCAACTTAAAGCGCATATCGAAGCTATTAGGTAGCCCATTTATCGAGGATTGGGCAAACAAACAAATAGTGCTTACAACCGAAAAAGTTAAAGCATTCGGTGAAATGCACGATGCGGTTAGGGTATCGACCAAGCCAGTTACTAAACCGACATTAAGCGGTGAAGCAATCGAAAAAGCCAAAGCGGCTATTGCAGCAGGATCGGTTACGATTGATGCAATAAAGAAAAAATATAATGTTACTAACGAGGTGGAGGCTCAATTGACCAATGGATAAAATATTTAGAATACACTGCTCACAGATAGGTAAGATAATGAGCAACGCAAAGGTTAAAGGAGAGCTTTCAGCAACCTGCAAAACATTCTTGATGGAGTGGTATGCCAATGACCGCGAACAAATACATTCCAAGTACATTATGAAAGGTAACTTAGTTGAGATTGACCTGATTGATTTTATGGCCGAGCAAATCGGACTTGGGATGGCCGAAAAAAATGAAGTAACCGTTCACAACGAATGGATGGTTGGCACTTGCGATGTAATCACTAATCATTTAATCGTTGATGTTAAGGCAGCATGGTCGCGTAAAACATTGCAGCAACAAGCTATTGAGGGAATGAATAGCGACTATGAGTGGCAAGGTAGAGGTTACATGGCACTTTATGAGCGACCTACGTTTATCGTGTTTCATGGCCTAATGAACACACCAGAGGAAGCTAATTACGAAGGAGAAGTTGTGTATGATGACTTACCAGATAACGAAAGATGGGTTGCCTATCAGGTGCAACGCGATGTAACTATTGAGCAATTAATTATTCAGCGCGTCATTCAATGTCGCGAATGGTTGGAGGAATACGATAAAAAAATAGTTGCTACTTTGGGTAAAATTCATTAAGTTTGCATTGTTGTTTCGATTCCACATTATAGAAACATAATAATATTGGCCCGTTTAACCGAGTATAGAAGTGGAATCCTATGCAAAGTTTAGCGGGCTTTTTTAATTCTTATAAGTATGAAAATATTTTTAGTAAAATCCCCAAGCGGGAAAATCCTTCCAACATGGGCCGAAACAATTTATCATGCAATCCAAAAAGCAATGGTAGTGGATGGGTTTAGTTACAATCAAATCGAGTACAATAAACTTAATCCTGCGAAAAAATGAAAAAATATGATATAAAACCAAAAGAAACTGTTTATAATGGCATACAATTTAGGTCTTTATTAGAAGCTAAATGGGCTTGTTTTTTTGATTTGACTGGATGGCAATGGCAATATGAACCAATGGAAATAAATGGAAGGATTCCTGACTTTATTATTTATACTAAAAGTAAACATTATGCAACAAATAAAATTATAGTTGAGGTTAAACCATCAACAATGATTGACGATAAATTTAAACAAAATATATTAAGTTCTTATGCAAATGAAAAGTGCCATCTTTTAATATTAGATGAAAATCCTTTTTATTTTGATAGTGATGAATTGTTAAAATTGGGTTTAATGTCACAATATAATTATTATGAAAATGATCCATATGAATTTAGACATAATGAAATTTATAGTGCTTTAATGAAATGTGTAGATGATTTTTCTTCAGATTATATGATTTTTGATGGAATGATTTATGGACAAGTAGAGCGAAAAAATTTTCTTTCAGCATATGACAAATTTGAATGTAGTTTTATAATTGAAAACTGGAGAAAGGCGCAAAACTATGTTAGATTTAAATCATACAACAAATGAATCCTATTTTCAACTATTACGAAGCGGATATCAAACGTAGCACTCCACTTGGTAGTGTTACGCTTGAATATCTAATTAACGCAATTAGAACACCTAAAAAAGACATCCG